AACAAAGAAGTATATGAAAATGTGTGCATAGGGTTATTCGGAGTATGTCACGAAATTTTCTTTTTGAAAAAAAGTCAAAGACAGAATGAATACAAAGAAAATGTATATGTTTGGCAAAAGAATTGAAAAATTGTTACTGTTAATTTTAACGTGTTTTCATAGATCGTATTAAACTACTCATGGTTAATTTATTGTTAGTAGTAGCTTTTGGTTTAATGCCCATATAATTTGCATAATGTGGTGAATATTTATTCATTTGTGGAACAGGTACTCTAATTGTTTTTTGTTGGTATTGTTGTTGTTGTTGGTATTGTTGTTGTTGTTGGTATTGTTGTTGTTGTTGTAACTGATTCATAATTTTTGTTTGATAATATTGCGGTGGAGGATTATCGTTTAAATTAAAATTATATCCTTGATTTTCAAATGGATTGGGTGGTTTTATACCCAAAGAAATCATTTCTTTTCTCTCCTTTGTAGTAGGATAATAAGGAATATTAGTCCATGATTCAGTGGATTGAATAACCATATCCGCATCACATTTTCTATTCATGTTGGGTTCTAGTATTTTCTTTTTGGGTTCTCTCAAATCATAATTATAAAATTCCTTGCTTTCATTATTATAATCGAATGCAGTCAAAAAATTAGTTATATTAATAAAATAGATATTAGGATTATCAACATTGTATAAATTATCTTTTGGGTTGCTAGATGTAGCATCAATACTATATTCTAATCGATATATACTGTTTATACCATCTATCCCATTATCGTTTTTCTCTCGAAAAGAATCTTTTTTATTAATGATCCGAGAGATTCCATCAAACAAATGAAGAATTTTTGGACTACCAATTGGAAAAAAATTAGATCGATCAATTATAAGATTAGCTTTTTCACATCGTTTTTGCAAACAACTATCCTCCGAACCCCATCCCCAATAATTTGGATATCCGTTTATATCTTCAAAATCAACACCTTTAATAACAACTATCCCACCCAATGTATATTTGAATCCATAATAATGTTTAACAACTCCAACAGTAGTTTCATAATTAAATATTTTTGTAAATGGTATTGTATCAACATCATTAAAAATAAATGTAATATTTTTATAATCATCCGGATATTTTTCTTTTATTGCTAAAAAACCAATATTTTTTGTAGCACCACGATTAAAACTGCGATTGTCGGTTTGATGAGAAAAATAAATTTCATAATCTGTAAAATCTTCCATAATATAGGACATGTATTTACTAAAAAAAAATTTTTGTTCTTCCCTGTTTCTATATGGAACTATAAATACCTTGTTTGGTATTTTCTTGCTGTCAGAAACATCGGTCATTTATATGTTTAATATATTGGTACTAATATTATAATTGCAATGTAATTATGAATTATAATTATAATTTATATTTGATTTTTATACTCAATAATCATATTTTTTTAAAATAACTTCAGGAACAACATCGTACTTTAATTTTTCTAATTTTTTAAAACACTTGTTAATAGTTACTTCACTAATTTCACTTACTATTTTAATGTCTTTTTTACTAATATTCAATTTACATAATTGTGATATAAAATATACTATTCCCGCTGCAATAGAATGAGGTGTATTTTCTAACATTAATCCATTTTTTTCTATTTTCATGGATATGAATTGACATAATTTGGTGAGTTCGTTATTAATGTTTAATTTACTACAAAATCGTTCAATAAAGGATTCGGGTTTCGTCATACAAAACAATGTCTTTTCCCTGTTATCCATGTCTTTTTCTAAATTATTAATAATTGTAATAGCGTTTTTACAACCCTTTGTTGCATTCGTAACATCCAAATTGAAAATACCCGCTATTTCTTTTGCAGTTCTTGGATAATTGTTGATTCTGCATGAAATATAAATGGATGCTGCTAAAATACCTTCTCTATTATCCCCACGAAATGAAAAATCAAAATCGGATATTTTTTTATGATAACGAATTGCATCATCGATTATAAGTTTGGGAATACCAGCATTTTGCGCCATAATGGTAATCGTTTGAAATTCATCATATTGCGATTTTTCTTTATAAGGCATAGATTGCCACTCGGTATATCTTCTTATTTTAATCATTTCATAGGATGAAGGCCCATTGCACAGAATTTTGCATCCATACGATGATTCTTGTAATAACGGATTAATAGGTAATCCACACCGAGTTGGATCACTATTTTGATTATCATCAGCACCATAATAACGCCATTCTGCTGATTGATCCACTAAATCTTTATAAATAATACCACAGTTTTTGTTTGTACATGTAAGAAAACCTTCATCTGAAAATGCCAAAATAGAATCACATTGGTCACATTTTTCTCTGTCGCCACACGATCTATAAATACACTCTAAATTTTGTTCTTCAGACGTTTTATTTAATACTTCAGAATCGAAAATATTCCATAATTCCTTTTTGTTGATATTGTTGATTTTTTTTTTGTTTCTCTGTGTTCCTTCATGTGATTTAGTTGCTTCTATCATATTATAGAAACTATATTATCACTTTGATATAATTTAAATATAATTCTACAACTAATATCTTTTTTGTTTCATATAAATAAAATTTTAAATCATTTTTATTTATATTGTTTTCGCATATTATATTAGTCATAACAGATACAATAAAAATAAAAGTAATAATATAATATAAGTAATAATATAATATAAGTTATATATAAATATACATTTTATAAATACAACAAATATGGGAAATAATTTATCCAATCCAAATCAATCAACCACATCACCATTGTCTTCCATGGATGATTTAAGTGATCTTGAAAAGAAAAAAATATTGAAAGATCATGATTTTAGCTATATATTAAATTATATTGCAACAAGATATATTTTGACAATGGATTTTCAAAGTTTAAAAAATTTACAAGATCCAAAATATTGTGACGAAATGATTATTCTTACATCAGACATAATTAAAAAGTATTATAATGAGCGTGAAGTAGAATTTTTACAACAAAAAATCGAACAGGGACAACAAACGAATAAATTGTCAAAAGACAAGATACTTTATTTTAATAAAAACTATTTATCTAACACAAGCGTTGATAATGGTATGAGAAAAAATAGAATGTGTATTGGTATTGCAAAATTTTATATTAAAATTGCGCATATTTTTTCTGCAATAGTTATGACTGTTAATCCTATTTATGTTTATACAGATAATAACCAAATGATTAAAAAATCTTTGTTGGAGAAAAAAGATATCCCAAAAGGATCCGAACCTAAAATTGAAAAAATGGGCATTTGCAATGCTAGATTTGAATTATTGAATATTGGAAATAATTTTTTGAATAAAATGAACGCAGTGAATGTTAAAAATGCCGAATATGATGAAGATGGGAATGTAATAAGTGATAATAATCCTAATAGTACTGAACGCAACATAAACTTGAAAAAAAAATATTGCAATATTAATAAAAAAATTTCAACAAACACAATGAAAGAAAGCTTATCGGATGAACCAGGTATTCCAGAATTAATGAATTTATATTATGATAAATATGATTATGAAAAGGGTGAATACAATGGAATGTCAGATGAAAGTCGTAAAAGATTTATGGATGATTTGTTTTTATTTTATAAACATTTTACTGGTATAGAAGAGACAATTAAGAAAAAGTATCAGGATTTAGATGGAAATAATATAAATCAACTTATATTGGATGAATTTAATAAACAAGGAATTAAAAAATTTAGTGATATTAAATTGAAAGACTATAGTTCAACATTTGAAAATATATGTTTTGATAACAACAATAGATTTGAATACATAAATAAAAGTTCACATAGTGTATCATCTATTAACAATAACCCCGTCAAAAATGATAGTAACAAATTAGATTACACCAAACAGCAAGAATTTCTAAAAAAATATGCTGAAAATCTGAAAACAATGTTGAGTACTATCAACATGGAACAAGAAAAATTATTAAATGTTTTGAATGAGTTATTTGTTTATGTTGTTGATGCAAATAAAAAACAAATTATTATTAATCCTGAATTGACAAATGAATCATTGGATAAAATAGTTATAAAAACACGTGAAATAATAATTGGTTTGTATTTACAATGTGAAAGTGATTATGTTGATGGATTGAAATTATACCAAGCATTAATTGAGAGTCAAATGTTTGTTAATGAAAAGTCTAAAGAAAATAACTTGGACAGAGAGAGAACAAATTTATTATACAATCGATCTCTGGTAAACGAGAGAAAAATCGATATGCCTAATCGGACTGGTGATATGTCTAATCGGACTGGTTATATGTCTAGTCGGTCTGGTGATATGTCTAATCGGACTGGTGATATGCCTAATCGGTCTGGTGATATGTCTAATCGGTCTGGTGATATGTCTAATCGGTCTGGTGATATGTCTAATCGGTCTGGTGATATGTCTAATCGGTCTGGTGATATACCTAATATGTATAGTAATAAACCAAACATATATAATCCATCTAGATAATAACCATCAAAATAAATATTACAAATAAACAATCCATTTAGAGTAAATTATTTATTATACCTATTACATTGAATCAATTGAGTAATATGAATTGTGTAAAAAAAAATATTATAATAATATAACATCTATGCTTAACGTCGAAAATACAAATAATCCAAGTAATTCATTTCCTATTCCTAAAATAATTCATACAAGTTTCAAAACATATGAATCTATCCCAAAAGAGTACAATGAAGTTTTTAAAAGTTGGAAAACAACTAATCCTGATTGGGAAGTAAAATTTTATTCCTATAATGATAATGATATTCTCGTTAAAAAAAACTTCCCTTGGTTGTATGATACCTATAAAAACTTTTATTTTGACGAACAGCGATTAGATATGGCCAAAGCATGTTATTTGTATTTATATGGTGGTTTATATGTAGATGTTAATTATTTACCTTTGGCCAATATAGATCCACTTTTCTATAAATCAAATGATGAATTGTATTTTGCATATAACAACAATAACAACAACACACAGAACACAATTGTCACATCATTTATGGCATCCAAACCCAAAAGTAGTTTTTGGCTAACTTATTTAAAGAATATTATAGGAGACAAAGGATTTATTTTTAATACTAAATACAGAATTATTAACTCTACAACAGGATCTCAAAAAATCACTAATCTAGTAAAAAGTTACAATGGTACAGTGGGAAAATTTCCTTATAATGATATTAATAGTTGTACTGAATGCAATGAAAATTGTAATCAGAGTTTTTATTTTCATGTTATTAATAACGGTAATGTAAATGGCAATTTTATATCAGAAATCGATGTTGTTTTATTCAAATTCATATATTGTTTTCTAAAAAAAAATTGGTTTTTAATAACATTTACAATTGTAATAGCTATTATTGTTTTTTTCATATATGTATGGATGACTTATAAAACAATTTTAATGATACCTACATTTTTATTTTTTATTTATAAAAAAATGATGAAACGATTTGATGATGTAATTGATAATGTCAAAAAAGATATAGGTGACAATATAGATAATTTATCTCATTTTATCAAAAAATCAACTCCTAAACCATCTAAAAAAAAAGAGAAAAAAGAATAAAATGATCTAATCTAATACATATTTGTGATATATATATAATATTATATATCTAATATTATATATCTAATATATAAGATATGTACATATCTCATGTAGGAAAAGCAAGTGTTCATTTGATTATAGTCTCATTTATAGTCTATATTTTTGTAAATACAATAGAAAACATGATACATTATAACATTGGTAAATTTACTAATAAAGACGAGTATCATTTCGATATTCCAACCAAAAAAGATTGGATAAGAATAGTAATCATAATGGTTATTTTTGCATTATTACAAGGTTTTCTTACTTATTATTTCAACCGTGTAAAATAGTATTATCAAGATGAAAAGTTATGAAAATATAAATTTTATAGAAATATTATAGGTTTGGTTTTACATTACTAGTACTACTGTTACTACTACTACTGCTACTACTACTACTACCACTACTACTACTACTACTACTTCTACTAATACCATCTTCACTAGGATAATAGTATGTAGTTGTGTGTGTGATTGTTTCTGTGTGTGTGATTGTTTCTGTGTGTGTATTTACGTGTATACTTATCACGGGTTCTGGTGTTGGAGTTGGTGTTGGAGTTGGAGTTGGAGTTGGAGTTGGTGTTGGTGTTGGAGTTGGTGTTGGAGTTGGTGTTGAAGTTGGTGTTGGTGTTGGTGTTGGTGTTGGAGTTGGAGTTGGAGTTGGTGTTGGATTTGGTGTTGATGTCGAATCACTTATATATTGATTATTTTCCTGTAAATATTGTAAAACTGATATTTCATTTACTGTTGATAAATATTGCAATGTATTATTTTTTTTAAGATAGTCTAAGGTATTAGATATATCTTTAGAAAATGTTTGAAGTGGTAGTATCATATATACAATTACACAATATAATTATTCATTTTATAAAAATAAATAATTATAATTTTATTAAAAATAGATTAAAATAAAACAATTGTATCATTTATTTTTCAATTGATGATAAACGAACGCATCCTAATGAGGTAACACCATCACCACCAAGGCAAGTACCAATGTATGATTCAAAATCACCATTTGTTGTAGAATATTTGCCTTCGTATTGATATTGACCTTGAGGACCTAGAATTGCTTTCATAATAACTTGTCTAGTATTATGATTCTCATTAATAATTTTATTTCTAGCATTTGTAGGAGTATTAGCAGTACCTTTACTTGAATCATATACAACAGTACCATCTGGTAAAGTAACTAATCCTCTTATATTGTATAATGATGGTGAAGCTGATTTCTCAATGCAAAATGCATCGAAGGATAAAACCATTGCGTCATAAGTTGCGCTAGTATAACTAGGTGGAGTTTGACCGTTAGATGTAAAAGTAGGAGATTCTAAAAAAATAGTTGTATCTTTTGATGCATTACTTGCAAACCAATCGCGCAAAAGTGTATTAAGAAGAGTCTGTTCCAACATTTTATAATATAATTATAGATTTTTTTTTATAATTAAATTTAATTTATATTTTCTAAAGTATTTTTATTTTATCTTCTAAATCGTTGAACATTTCATCATTGTAAATTAATTTACCGGATGGTTTATAAGAATTAATCGGTGTATATTTTTTTTCATCTTTTGGCTTGGTTTGTATATTTTTTGTGTTATTGCCATTCGGTCCATTACTATAATCACCATTTGTAATATATCTCATATCATCGTCATCTTGCGATACTTTTTTACCATATTCATCTAAAACAATTCCAGTTTTTGATTTTATTTCATTTCTCACATAAGAAGGCACCCAATGTTTCCAACAAATAAAAATTGTATTAGGATGATAATACTGTACAATAAATCCATTGGCCCTTAATTTATCAATTAAATAAGCAATAAGTGTACCTTGATCATATTTAGGAACACCTATTATTATTTCGGGTACTACATACCAACAAAATTGTTCATCTATTTTCTGTCTAGACGTAGTTTTAATTTTGACATGAATTCGATTTAATATTTTGTTAAATAATTCCAATTTATTTAAATCCATTTGTTGTTTTTTTTCATATAAGCTGTCAATGTTGATTTTTTCAGTAAAATCGACAGTATTTTCTAGAGTAAATATATTCGCCATGTTTATACTATGTTATACTATGTTATACTAATCCTTCCTAATACAGAAAATATAGAAAAAAATTATACAAAATGATTTTATAAGTAGGTTGTATAAAACACAAAACACAAAACAAATGACAATTAAAAATATTATTTTTTCTGGTGGTGGTCATACATTTTATCAGACATTGGGTATTATACAAACATTGGAAAAAAATAACATATGGAAAATAGAAAATATTGAAAAAATATATGGTACATCAGCAGGTGCATTATTGGGTGCGATTTTATGTTTAAAATTCGATTGGGAAACGTTAAATGATTATTTTTTAAATAGACCATGGAATGATGTTTTTAATGTAGATATTAATTCAATTTTATCCATTTTTAATAAAAAAGGTTTTTTTAATATAACTCAATTAGAACTAATATTTAAACCATTGTTACATGCAAAAGATTTAACTTTGAATATTACATTAAAGGAATTATATGAATATTCAAAAATAGAATTACATATGTATTCATTTGAAATAAATTATTTCAAATTAAAAGAAATTAGTTATAAAACACATCCGGATTTATCTTTAATGACTGCATTAAATATGACTTCAGCTTTACCAATTATGTTTTCACCTGTGTGTATTGATGATAAATGTTATATAGACGGTGGTACTTTTACAAATTATCCATTATCATTTTGTATAGAGCAAAATAACAAAATAGATGAAATTTTAGGAATTAAAAATGAATTCAATGGGGAATCTATTAATAATACATATGATGAAGATATTAAAAAAAATGATGTCATAAACAATGAATCTTCTTTATTGGATTTTTTTATTAGTTTTTTTCAGAAATTAATATTAAATTTTAATATTGACAATAATTTAACCTATAAAATAAAACATGAAATTTATTGTGAATGTCAATCTATAACATTCTCTTTTTTAAATAAAGTTATGTCGTGTATTGAAACTAGAAAAAAGTTATTAGAGAATGGAATAGAATGTGGAAATCAATATATAAAAAAATTATCAGATAATAATGACATAGATAACAAACATGAAACAGAAGACAAATATGAAACCGTTGACAAAGATGACAAAGATGACAAAGATGAAAAAATGTAAAAATAAAAATAATTGATAGTATTATTATTTTTATTTACTAATGTTATGACATATTTATATAACACTATTTAAAAATTGGGTTAATGATTGTTGTGTTGGCTTAGCATCAAAATCAACTACTTGGTTGCCTTTTATTAATTTAATAGTAGGATAACCTTCAATCTTGTATTGATCAACCATTTGTTGAATTTGTGGTGTCTCAGTTGTGCAATTTACTTCTGTGAATATAACTGTGTATCCGTTTATTATTTTTCCATTGTATTGTGATTTTACTTTTTCCCATTCGGGTTTAGCAGTTTTGCAATGTGGACACCAATCAACATAAAATAATATCAATTCTGCTTGATTAGTATTTCCACTCGTTTCATTATATACTTCCGCAGTATTCATACTATTTGTTTTCAAACTAGGTTTAATGTAATAGACATAAATAGAGTAGCCAATAATGATCAGTATAACAGCAAATATAACGTATGTGAACGTCATCATCATATTGGATGATCCGGGTTTAATAGCACCGCCAGTCATAGCAGTAACAGTAGCATTAGCAGTATTTCTATTAAAAACAGATTTTGCTTTGTTTAATAAGGTATTAAAAAATTGATTAGGCATTTTATATTTGGTTGTTTAGTCGTTTGTAACTTGTATTTATATATAACGTAGAATAAAATACATTAATAATTAAACGAATGTTTTTGTATTTATACTAAATATATTTAGTATTTTTCTTATGGCGATTATATAATCATTCTCTTTGCAATCATTAATATTAATAGTAATATAAAAATGGAAAATATATAACTGCATATAATGTTGGTTCTGATATTACTTGTTTCACTACTAGCAAAATTAGAATCAGAAAATACCGATATATTTAATTTTTTGGATACGTTATAAGCGGATAGTGTATTGATAATAAATGCATAAGATAATATTAGTATTGCCATTATTTTTCCAACAGTCGAAACCAATAAAAATTTACTTAATGGTGTAAGAAAAAATAAAATAATAATCACAATTGAAACACTGATGCATATAGATGCGTTTTTTGTAGAATTTAGATAATTAGAAATGTCATTATTCATCTTTGAAATAGTAGATTAGAGAGATATATGATGATTAAAATTTATTGATTTAGAAAAATATATATATTATATAAGCTAAATATATTATATATCAATATTAAATTTAATAAACGTTTTTAAATGAATAATAAAACAAGAAAACGGAAACCAACCCATAATACAAGACGTGATAGAGTTTATAAAAAAGACGATTTTGTAAGCAGTGATGGTATGTTGACAACAGTATGGGGTCCTAGTATTTGGCATTATTTACACACAATGAGTTTTAATTATCCTGTACATCCTACCCCCGAGGACAAAAAACACTATTATGATTTTATGATTAATCTTCAAAATGTGTTGCCTTGTAAATATTGTAGAGAGAACCTTAAAAAAAACTACAAGGAATTTCCTCTTACACAAAAACATATGGAAAGCAGGGAATCTTTCTCTCGGTATGTTTATAATTTACATGAATTAGTGAATAAAATGTTGAACAAAAAAAGTAATTTGTCTTATTGTGATGTAAGAGAAAGATATGAGCATTTTCGCGCTAGATGTACTGAAGAAAAGCGAACCATTTTCAAATTTAATAAAACAATGAAGAAACAACTAAAAGAAAAAACAAAACAATCAGAAAAGGGATGTACGGAACCATTGTATGGAAAAAAATCAAAATGTGTTATTAAAATAGTCCCTCAAAATATTAAAACAGCAACATTTCAAATGGATAAAAAGTGTATCAAAACAAGGGGGTAAATAGTGAATCTGGTGTGGTGTCATGTGGTGTGGTCTGATATGTTGTTTATATATTGTTTATGATTGATCGGTCACAAACAATATATTTGATTGTAATTAGTTGTTGGTTTGGTAATTACATTCCAAATTGACTAAAATCATTTAAAACTGGTACAGGTATATATTCTTCTGCTAGAGTGTCGTAATTTGGCACTTTTTTACACTCGAAATTTGGTTGCGGACAACGAGCACATGCAGGACATGGTGGACATGTTTCTTTTTCACTTTGCATATTACATGGAAGTGTAGGACATGCGGGACAAACTGGTGGAACAACTTCCGATTTTAATATGTATAAATCTTCTGAACCTGGTGGTATTTGACTAGCCGGTATACCAGGAGGTAAAGAACTACTGTAATTGTAATAACCACCCATACCACCCATAGTTCCTGGATACATATTTGTTGTATTTGTTGAACTGTAAGGATATGAGTTAGATGTTGCATTGGCAGAGGAATCATAATTGTTATTCGTTGTTGTTGTTGTAGTAGGAGTAACAGTAAATAAAATTATATTACCATTTGGCATAGTTACTTCTAAAGCATAGTTTCCGTTACTTCCATTAATAAAAATTGCTTTTCCACCATTTGCACCATAATAAATGGTTATATATATGTTATTACTATTTACTGGATTGTTCGATTTGTATATTGTAGTTTGACCATTCGGATAAGTTGTTATTATGTAGTAAGAATCAGCTGTTTGAACAATTCTAGCAGTAGCGCCATATGGACCATAATAAATAGTACTTGTAATTGTGTTATTTGTAGTTGTAGGAGGATATACATATGAACTACTTGATTCGTATGAGTTGGTGGTTCCATATGATGTATTATTAATGTAATCTGGATTGTATGTCTGTGGATTATTAACAGTAAATAAAAATACATTACCATTAGGCATGGTTACTTCTAAAGCATATTGTCCATTAGATCCATTATTAATAAATACAGCTTTTCCACCATTACTACCATAATAAACGGTTACGTATATAGTATTAGGGGTAACATTTGTATTAGATGTATAAATAGTAGTTTGACCATTAGGATATGTCACAATTATGTTATAAGAATTAGCAGTTTCGACAACTTTGGCAGTAGCACCATTTGGTCCATAATATAAAGTAGATACAGAAACTCCAGAGTAATGATTATAATTATCATAGTTTGGATTATTGATTATTGGTTGTGTTGTAGGCCATGTATTGTATTTTGGATAATTGTTATTGGTATAATAAGGTGTTTTTGTAACGGTAAATAATTCAATTGTACCATTCGGTAAAGTAATTTCAATGGCAGTGTTGCCATTATCAACACGAATTACTCGTGCTACACCTCCGTTAGTGCCGTAAAATACAGTTAATTCAAAAGATGTTGATGAAGATGATGCTGTGTATATGGTGTAATTACAACTACAATCTATCATACTTCCACTAGCATCATTACCACTAACATCGTTACCACTGCAATCATTACCACTACAATCACCAACAACAATCGAATATTTATTTCTCGCATTTTTTACAATTTGAGCAGTATTTCCATTTGGACCATAATAAGTAGCTACTGTATTTAAATTTGCACTACTAGTGGTTGTGTTTTTTGTAAAACCCTCTTTGTGGTTAATTCCACAATTACCTCCTAAAAATGAACATAATATTAATCCTAATAATAAAATGACAAAAAGTAATAATGCTTTGTATTTAAAATTC